TGGGCCAATGCGCGTTGCAGGTGGCGCGCTTCCAGTTCCTGCGCTTCGTCGATGGTGTCCGTCATGCCAGTCGTATTTTATCGAGGGGTGGTCGCACAGAATGAGAACGCTGCGGCGGCAATGCACGACGCGCGCGTTTCATCGGATCGGTGTGCTTCGGCGAGGTCGGTTTCAGGCATGCAGGCTCCTTGTGCATGGACGCCCGGACAGGGCGATTGAGAGAGGAAAAGCGGCCGTGCTGCACGGCCACGCCATCATCGGGAAACCGGTTCTCGCCAACTGCGACGGAACACGCTGATGAAGGCGATCTGCGATCGCCATCGCATCTCCCACGCGAGCTTCCACACCCCGCAAGCAATTGGGGATGAAAGGTAATGGAAGGGATTGCAAAAGGCGAAGTGATCCGACACCATGAGCGCCTCAGCACATCCCACCACCTACTGACCACCTCGCGTCGGGCAGCCGCCGCATGGCCTGCACACGGCAGGCAACGCACAGCACCCTGCCGCCACGGATCGCTGTGAATCGAACCATGTTTCAAGGGGACTCCGCCCAATGCACACACCGCACCCAGCACAGAACGTCGTTCCCGCGTTCCTGCAGGCCATGCATGCACACGGCATCGTGCCGGACGCACGCGGACGCGATGCACTCAATGCCGACGGCACGCTGGTGCGCTTCCACGTGGAGGGCGACCGCCGCGGCACCCGCAACGGCTGGGCCGTCCTGTTCGGTGACAACGTCCCGGCCGGTGAGTTCGGCAGCTGGCGTACCGGAACCCGCCATGCCTGGTGCGCGAAATCACCGACCATGCTGAGCGCAGCCGAACAGCGCGCGATCCGCCAGCGCCAGGAACGGGCCCGCGCCGAGCGCGAACAGCAGCAGCGCGAGCGCGAGGATGCGGCGGCCAAGGCCGCCAACGTTCTGTGGAACCGCGCCATGCCCGCCGATGGCAGCCATCCCTATCTCGTGCGCAAGGGCATCCAGGCGCATGGCCTGCGCGTGGCAGCATGGCCGGTACGCAACAGCGACGGGCTGGTGTTCCGTCACATCGACAACGCGTTGCTGGTGCCGGTGATGAACACAGCGGGCCGGATCGTCTCGCTGCAGGCGATCTTTCCTCGCGTGGATCCCGCACTCGCACGCGACAAGGACTTCCTGCCGGGCGGCCGCAAGCAAGGCTGCTTCCACGTCATCGGCAAGCCACAGCCGGGGCACCCCATCGCCATCGCCGAGGGTTATGCCACCGCTGAATCGATCCGCCAGGCCACCGGCTGGTGCGTGGTGGTCGCCTGGGACGCGGGCAACCTTGCATCGGTGGCCCGCGCTTGGCGCAATGCCGTGCCCGACGCCACCTTCGTACTCTGCGCCGACAACGACCAATGGACCCGGCAGCCACTGGACAACCCCGGCGTCACCCAGGCCACCCATGCTGCGGCGGAGATCGACGCACGCGTGGTGTGGCCGGAGTTCGCCATTATGCATGGCGCTGATGACCGCCCCACCGATTTCAACGACCTGCATCTGCGCGAAGGCCTGGAGGTACTACGCGCCCAGCTGCTGCCCCTGCCAGCGACGGCACCGGAGGTATGCCCGGCAGAGAACGAACCGCAGCGGGCGCACGCCGCGCGCTACCTGGTGCCCGGCAATCTGTCCGCGTTCGACACCTTTACTCCGTTCCCGGACATCAGCGCGCGTGGCCGTCCGCTGCCGACCGCGCGCAATCTGGCCGAACTGTGCCGGCGTACCGGGGTGACCGTGCGCTACAACGTCATCCGCAAGGACCTGGAGATCCTGGTACCGGGCCTGCAGGCCACGGTGGACAATGCCAAGGAGGTCGCCGCCGGCGAAGTGATGGACTGCATGCACCGTGCCGGCATGGCCACGGCCAGTTTCGAGACCAACCTGTGCCAGGTGGCCGAGGCCAATCCCTACAACCCGGTCGCCAGCTGGATCACCTCGCAGCCATGGGATGGCCGGTCGCGCCTGCAGGACTTCTTCGATACCGTGCAGGAAGCCCAACCCACCCGCATGGCCGATGGCCGCATCCTGAAAGAGGTGTTGATGCGGCGCTGGTTGATTTCCGGTGTGGCCGCGGCGTTCGAACCGGACGGCGTGGTCGCCCGTGGGGTACTTACTTTCGTGTCGAAACAGAACCTGGGCAAGACACGCTGGGCGCGGCAGCTGGCACCCGCCGGGCTGCAGCTGATCGCCGACGGCGTGGTGCTTGATCCGGCCAACAAGGACAGCGTCAAGCAGGTCATCTCCAAGTGGATCGTCGAACTGGGTGAGGTCGACGCGACCTTCCGCCGCACCGACATCGCCGCGTTGAAGTCGTTCATCTCGCGCAGCCACGATGAGATCCGCCGCCCCTATGCGCGCACGGAATCGCGCTATGCGCGGCGTACCATCCTGTTCGCCAGTGTCAACGATGAGCGCTTCCTGCGTGATGCCACCGGCAACACCCGCTGGTGGACCGTACATGCCGTGGCACTGGGCGAACCGGCGCGGATCGACATGCAGCAGGTCTGGGCCGAGGCCCACGCGCTGTACTGCGACGGTGAGACCTGGCACCTGTCCAGCCAGGAACTGGATGCGCTCAATGCCACCAACAGCGAGCACGAACCGATCTCGCCGATCGCCGAGCTGATCGACCGCCACTTCGACTGGTCCCTCCCCGCCGAGCACTGGAGCGCACAGTACCGCGCCACCGAGATCGTCATCGCCGTAGGCATCGACAAGCCGAACCGCCGCGAGGTCAACGAGGCCGCCGCCTACGTGGTCAAGCGTCATGGCGTGCATACCAAAGTGGTGGGTAAGGAGCGCGCCAAGGTCTGGCTGATGCCGCTACGGAAGCTCACCCTCGCCGAACACGCGGCGGGCCCGTTCTGATGCCACGCACCCACGATGGTCGCGAGGCCGGCACCGACACCACGGACTGGCGACTCGCCTGCGAAGCACGCCGCCTGCTGCAGCTTGGGGGCTACCGCTGCATTGATGCCTGTGGCCGCTGGAGGATGGTCAGCCCGCGCCGGCATCGTCAGCAGTATCTGGAACGTGTGCAGGCAATCCGTGGCCATGCCGAGCGCGACCGTCTTGCGGCGTTGGCACTGCGGATATGGGCCTCCGCCCATCCGGACAATGCACACAAGGATACAAGTAGATGAAAGGTGTTGACTAAAGTTATCCCGGCGGGCAAGATGCATGCACCGGCTACGCCACCTTCCAGGAGCACACGCCATGCCTCGCGCCCACCTGCATGCCTTCGAAGGCGAACAGCTGACCGTGCAGCAGATCCATCAACGCGTTCCCATCCTGTCCGAGCGCACCATCCGCGACCATCTGGCCGCCGGCCGTCGCACCCGCTCCGCCATGCTGTGCTTCGACCCGATCGCCGCTGCCGCACGTGGCGGACGCATCACCCAACGCATGCTTCGCGCCCGCAGCGTGGCCAGCCGCGATTCCTGATCGTCGCCGCGCCTGTCGCATCCTCCCAGGAGTAGATACCGCATGATCCCCACCTCGCTCGACAACGGTCACCGCATGATCGCCGCCACGCTGGCCGCATTCCGCGCCGGCCCCGCACTCGGCCGCGTGCCGCTGCGCAGCGCATCACTGGCGCGGCCACCGCTCTATATCGGTATTGCAGGCGGCAAGCGTGCCGGCAAGGACACCCTTGCCAATGGCCTCGCCTCGGCGTTGGCCCTGCCGTGCGACAGCTTCGCCGCACCGCTGCGGCAGTTCGTCGCCTCCATCCTCGGCCTGTCCCTGCGCGAACTGGACAGCCGCAAGGAGGATGCCATCGACTGGCTGGCCGACCTCACGCCTCGCCACATGATGCAGAGTGCCGGCACTGAATGGGGGCGCGATCGCGTCCACCCGGAGCTGTGGGTGCGCTCGCTGTTCTCGCGCCTGCCGGAAGGTGGCCTGGTTCCCGATGTCCGTTTCGCCAACGAGGCCCGCGCGATTCGTCGCCGCGGGGGTGTCGTGATCCGCGTCGTCCGCCCCGGCCAGCACAGCAGCGACCTGCACGCCAGTGAACAACCACTACCGGACGAACTGATCGACATCGAGGTATGCAACGACCGTACGCCAGCCGACCTGGTACGCAATACGCTGGACCAGCTGATGCGCCACGGGTGGATCTGAACGCATGGCGCAGATGCCTGCATGATGAAGCGCGCAGCGCCTCTTGATCCCGGCCTGATGCCGGCCTGTGGCCCATCATCGGCGAAAATGCGGTAAGGTCGTCCCCCAACACCGACGGCACCTGCCGTCACCCTGCATCCCCAACCGCTTTAGAAAAGAGGAAATGTCATGGAGGTCGAACAGTTCACGTCGACGCGCCAGAAGGCCATCGAATTGTTCAAGTCGCAGCCCAAGGGTGGCAAGGACATCGTGAGCCTGGATGCGATCTTCATTTCGCTGTGCTCGCTGGCCAATGCCCAAACCGGGACCGGCAATGCCCTGCAGCCGCGTACCGCCGCCCGTCCGGGCAGCCAGCAGCCGCCTGCGCCATGGTTCACCGAAACCCTGGCTGCTCTCAAGGGCAAGGGCGAGTCGATCACCGTTGCACGCTTCCTGATGTTCGCCAACCGCTTCCCGGTCAAGCGCATGGACCAGGTCAACGCGGCGCGCTGGCTGCGCGATGCCGGCTACATACCGCGCAAGACCGGCGGCAACCTGGTGTTCGATCTTTGATCCAGCCTGACCTGCAGTCCTGAAGCCCCGGCATCGTCCGGGGCTTTTTCGTTTCAGGGGTCACGCACCATGAGGATGGGCCGTCCTGCGTCATGCTCACCCTGTACCTGCCGCCTGCCCTTGCCCTGCCGTTGTTTTCTCGCGGTGAGGACAAGGAGTACTGCAAAGCGGCAGAAGTCCGGACACAGCGGGACAACCTGAAAAAGCGCTTCAGAAACCTGCACCTGGAGGCACTCACCGATCCTCACCGCCGGCCCTGAACGCCTTCAGCACGTCGCGCTGAAAGTAGATGAAAGGTGTTGACCAAGAGCTCGGGATGGCAACAGTGGATATCCATGCCACTGAACAGTCTTCCCATGAACGCCCTGCCCGACAGCATCCAGACCCTGGCCGAGGTCATCGGCGAATCCGCAGCCCTCACGCTTGTGCGTGCGTGGCCGCCTTCCACCTCCAGTACCACCGGACGCCATCGCGTCATCGTCTACGTCCCCTCCAGGCTGCCCGACCAGCACCGGCTGATCGACATCCTTGGCCTTGAGGTCGCGCAGCGACTGGTTGCTCACTTCGGTGGCGAGCTGCTGTTCCTGGCATCGTGCTTCGCCGCCAGTGCACATGAGCGCCGCGAGCAGATCGCACGCGCGGTGGCCAGCGGCACGCCCCGCGAGCATGTCGCGCGCGAGTTCGGCGTCTCGCAGACCACCATCAAGCGCGCGCTGCGCGGTGCCCGTTCCACGCCGCCACCACCGGTCCACCCGGCCCTGCTCAAGGGGTACGCACGCGCATGAACGAGAGCGACCTGCTGGCCGGCGTGCCGGACTGGGCCAAGTACCTGGGCGGTACCTCCGGCGTGGTGATCGCGGTATCGCTGTGGCTTCGACAATGGCTGTCCTCGGCCAAGGTCGACCGTACCGCCGACGAGGCCACCAGCAACACCCTGCGCACCCTGCAGGAGCAGCTGGCGGCCGAGCGCACGCGTGCCGATGAGCTGATGCACGAACGCGAAGCGATGGCCCAGGAGATCGGCCAGCTGCGCGGTGAAGTCAGCGCCCTGCGTGCCCAGGTCACCCAGCAGAGCGTGCAGATAGCTGCGCTGCTGGACCTGGTGCGCAAGCAGCCGGGAGCAGCCGCATGACCGCCGCTGCAGCCAGCGCCCTCGGCGGCACCAACGTCGCCGCGTTCCTGGACATGCTGGCCGTGTCCGAAGGCACCGATATTCCGCGCCAGCGTTCGCGTGACCGTGGCTACGACGTGATCGTCGGTGGCCAGCTGCTCAGCGACTACCGCGATCATCCGCGCGTGCTGGTATCGCTGCCGCGTTACGGCATCAAGTCCAGTGCGGCCGGCCGCTACCAGTTCCTGCGCAGTACCTGGGACGACCTGCGCGCTCGCCTGGCCCTGCCCGATTTCGGGCCGGTGTCCCAGGACCGTGCTGCGGTGGCCCTGCTCAAGCAATGCGGTGCCTACGAACTGGTCCGCCTCGGCCGCTTCGACGCCGCCGTCAGCGCGGCACGGGGGATCTGGGCCTCGCTGCCGGGCGCCGGATATGGGCAGAAGGAGCATGCGCTGGAGACGCTGCGCGCGGCCTATCGCGCCGCCGGTGGGAGCCTTTCCTGATGCCGATCCTGCTCCGGATGCGCATCGCCCTGCTTGCACTGGTCGCCAGCCATGTGGTCTGCGCCTGGCTGGGCTGGACACTGCGCGACCGCAGTGCCGACCGTGCCGTCGCCATGGCGCAGGCGGCGCAGCAGGCCCTGCGCGCCGGCATCGCCCAGGCCGCCCACCAGCAGGACCAGGCCAACGCACGTGCCGGAGCACAGGCCGAATCACAGCACGTCGCCGCACAGGCCACGCGCAGCCAGCAGTTCAACGCACTGCAACAGGACATCGAGACCCATGCCAAGACCCCTCGCCGTGATCGCGGCAATGCTGACGCTGAGTTCGTGCGCATCTGGCGCGAAGCCAACGCAGGCTCCTCTCAGCATTGATCTGCACATCGCGCCAGCCCAGCTGCGCGCGCCGCGAGCCCTGCCGGACCTGCAGGCCGCGGACGACGATGCGCTGCTGCGCAACCACGTCGCCGTGGCGCGGTACTACCACGAACTGGCCGACCAGCTGCGCGCCCTGCTGTGCAGTCTAGGCAGCCAGCAGGGCTTCACCCTCAATGGCGCGCCACTGGTGAAACCAGCCGGATGTACCGCCGGTGACACCACAGGCGCGCACGGCCCGTATTGAGCCGGCTAAGGCCACGCCTGCAATGCCGCCCACCCCGGGTGATGGCAACACTACATGCAGACAGCGCGCGTCGCCCCTGATCGCGCGCGTCCTCCCATTCAACGTACGAGCTGACATGGCGAACGACTCCCAACCTTCCACTCTCGACGCGCTGCATGCCGCTATCGAAGCCGCGATCCGCGCGCGCTTTCCGGGCTTCGCAACCGTCGAGTTCTATCGCGACGCGAGCGCCGAAGGGCCGGTCACGCCGGCCTGCCTGCTGGCACTGACCCGCTGTGATCGCGGCAAGGACAACGACGACGGCAGCGGGCAGCTGCAGGCCGTGCTGCGTTTCGAAGCGCGCATCGTCGTGGCCACCGCCACTGCAGGCGCAGCAATGCAGCTGCGCAACGCCGCTGTTGGCCTGGCGAGCTGGCTGCATCAGCTCGGCCGATTCCCAGGCGCACCCAGTGGAGCGATCGAAGTGATCGCCGCACTGCCCGAGGATGCCGCAACGGCACAGCCGGGGCTTCGCACCTGGGTGGTCGAGTGGTCGTTGCCGGTCGCCCTGGGCAGCAACAGCTGGGAAGAAACCGGTGGCGTGGTGCCGCAGGCCTTCTACAGCTTCGTGCCGGAGATCGGTAGCGATCACCAGGCCCGCTACCAGTCCATCGAGGGAGCGGCACCATGAGCGCCGAACACGCCAGGCTGATCGCCAACCTGTTGATGATCGGCGTCGTGCGCGAGCTGGATGAGGCCAATGGCCGCGTGCGCATTGATGCCGACGGCATGCTCACCGACTGGATTCCCTGGCTGGAACGGCGTGCCGGGCCCGGCGTGCGCAGCTGGTGTGCACCGGAGCCGGGAGAGCAGGTGGTGCTGGCCTGCCCCTACGGCGATCCAGGCCAGGCGCTGGTGCTGGGCAGCCTGTACCAGGATCGCTTCCCGGCGCCGGCCGATTCGCGCCTGCGGCAGCGCACCGAGTTCGCCGACGGCAGCTTTGTCGAGTACGACCGGGAAACCACCACGCTGACCGTCAACGCCGGCAACGGCAACGTCATCGTCCACTGCAGCAATGCGCAGGTGATGGCCACGCAATCGCTGCTGCTCGATACGCCGTCGATCAAGGCCACCGGCGACCTCGAGGTTGCCGGCGCGATCACCGCCGGCAAGGACATCAGCACGCCGGCGGAGATCAAGGCCGGCGCCATCGGCCTCAAGGCCCATACACACACCGCGCAGGGACCGACTGCACCGACTACGCCCGCGCAGCCCTGAACGGCCACGCGTGCAATGCCCTGAAAACCCGCACTCCACGACGATAGAGGCCATGCGAGGAATCGACGCCAACACCGGCAAACCACTGGATGGGCTGGCCCATCTGCATCAATCCGTGCGTGACGTTCTCACCACGCCCCTGGGTTCCCGCGTACTGCGTCGCGAGTACGGCTCGCGCGTATTCGAACTGATCGATGCGCCGACCAACCGCTCGCTGCGCATGGACCTGATCGCGGCCACCGTCGACGCACTCGCGCGATGGGAACCGCGGCT